TCACGACGCGTCACCCTTCGTGCCAGCCCTGATCGCCGCGACCTGCGCCAGCATCTTGGTCATCTGCTCGGCCGACGGCGTAACTACGGTCAGCGTCGCCGCAAACACGATCATCCAGGCGAGGGTCGAGACGACGAAAGCAGGCTTGTCGAACTGGATCGCCAGCCCCAGCCCCACTATCAGGGCGCCGGTTAATGCTGCGAGATAGACAAGCCGATTGCCCCAGCGCGAATGCTCAATCGCGGCCGCGGACTCCGCAATCAGATCGAGTTTGGCGGGGACAGTTGAGGTCATGCCGCAACATCGCGGTCCGCGCCATCACGCGGAATGCACCGCTTCGTTTGACGATGGTGTAAGCGTGTGGCCTATGGCTGCCGCATGAAGACCTTCTTGAGCTCTCCCACCACCTCAGTCACCTGCAACATATGTGGCGGCGACAAGTTCGGTCCTTTCGCGGGCCGAGCGGAAGCCCAATGCACGACCTGCTTCTCTGTTGAGAGAACTCGCGGCATAGCCATGATTTTGGATCGTCTGGGCGTGATGAAGAACGGGGGCCGAGCGATCCACTTCGCGCCTGAACGCGGCCTAGCCCTTCACCTCAAGGCGGTCATGGGCGACGGATATGAAGGTTACGACCTGTTTCCAGAGCTTTTCCACCCCTCCATCGGCGTGAAAAAGTTCAACCTGATCGATGACGTGGCGGCCCTGCCCACCAACGCATACGACCTCGTTCTCCACGTCCATGTTGTGGAGCATCTACCTGCATGGCCAGTGCAAACCCTTCGACACCTGCACAGATCGCTGAAGCCCGGCGGCATCCATCTCGTCTGCTTCCCGATCTATAAGACCGGGCGATACGCCGCCGAGTTCGGGGAGATCGAAGCAGAAGTCCGAAACCAGAAGTTCGGACAGATCGACCACCTCCACCGCTTCGCCAAAGCCGACCTCGCCAATACGATGGGGGCCGTGTTCGATATTAACGGGCACAACAGCGGCTTCGGCATCGACCAAGACACAGCGCGACGCCATAACATCAATGCCACCGAAGTTATGGAGACGGTGTTCGCCTTCAGGAAGGAAGACTGGCTCCTGAACCTCTAGGCTTGAGCACCGAGCACCGCGCCATCGGTTGGGATGACGGCCTTCCTTCAACCGCGCCGTGTCCATTTGACCGAGAGCCGCAATCTATGGCCTATGCAGCCGATGGACGCTTCAAATTCCCTCCCCTTCTGGAGCGATTGCGTGAAGAACTCCGTCGCGAGGACGCTGATATTCGCTCGATCCTCTCCGAGGTCGTCGAGGTTCTGATCAGAAAAGAGACCGGAGAAGAGGTTTACGACCCCTTCGCAGGCCAATCGCTCCACTCGGTCGAGAGGACGTAGCGCTTATTCTACTGCGTTTGACGGCGAAGCGGGCGTGTGGCCTAAAACCTGAATGACCAGTTTGAACAGTGTAGTCGTCGGAAACTGCCAGTCGGCTTCCTTGGGGAACCTTCTAGCGACGATAGCCCCCGAGCTTCACGCCACGGCGAAGGAAATCCACACTTTCGATCAGGACATGAACGCTCTTATCGACGGGTTCGATCTGGCGTTTGTGCAGCCTCACGTAAGAGAGCGGATCACGCGCACCGACATCAAGTTGATCACGGTCCCGCGCTTCACCTTCTCGGCGCTCCACCCCGACGTGACGAGCGTCGCCAAGGATGGTCGCCGGCTGATCTCACCTGTCAGCCACCATAGCGCGATCATCTTTTGCGCATGGTTCTATGGGTTGTCTGAGACGCAAACGGCAAAGCTGTTCACCAACGACACTTTCCGAGCCCTGGGTTTTGATCGCCGCTTCCAGGCGTCCCGAAACGGACTTGCTGCCGAATGGGCGTCATGCGGTCTGGATCTGGACGAGGTCTGGTCCGGCTGGCTTGAGCAGAACCAGCCTTTCATGCTGACCCACAATCATCCGCGACAGCACGCCCTTGTCGATCTCGCTCACCAGGTCGCGCGCCTGCACGGCTTCGCGGTCGCCGAGAACTATATCCTCCCCCAACATCCCCTTGAGGCGTTCGCCATCATGCCGGTGTATCCGGACTTGGCGGCGGCGCACGGCATGACGGGCGACTTCCGGTTTGTTTCCAATGTCGTGAACGGAAGCTCAAATAGCTACGACCTCGAAGAGTTCATTGCGCGCTGCTTCGCGATGTACGAACGGGCTGGCCGCGAGGGCATAGACGCCCGGTGCCTGAGCGACACTCTCTATCAGCAGCTGTTCTCGTCTCTGGCCCCGTCAACGGGCAAGCACCCTTACGCGGGCCTCCCGGCTCATCAGAACTGGCGCAAGGCGGTCGAGAAAACCTCCCCGGCCAAGGTCGACCCCGTCGTAGCCTGCGGTTTTCAGATCGGACCCGACGACAAGGTCGCGACAGCCGGTTCGTGTTTCGCTCAGCATATCGCCAGAGCCCTCAGCGCCAGCGGGCTGAACTATTACGCGCCGGAGACCGGCGATGCCGCCCTCGGCTACGGCCTGTTCTCCGCACGCTATGGGAACATCTACACGCCGGCGCAGCTCAACCAGCTTATCGACCGCGCATATGGCAGGTTCACACCGCACGACGCTGCCTGGGAGGCCCTCAACGGCGATTGTGTTGATCCGTTCAGGCCCGAGGTCCCGATAATGCCGGCCACTCGGGCTGGCGTCGTGGCCGACCTAGAGTGTCATCTCACCAAGGTCCGCGAGATGATTGAGAACATGGACTACTTCGTGTTCACCCTGGGCCTGACTGAGGCATGGCGCAGACGTTCCGACGGTGCGGTGTTCCCCATCGCGCCAGGCGTGATCGCGGGCTCCATGAATCCCGCCATCTATGAGTTTGTGAACTTCGACGAGCGCGAGACCTACGATCACCTTGACCAGGCGATCACCAAGATCAGAGCCGTCAATCCCGATGTGAAGATCATCCTGACGGTTTCACCGGTTCCGCTCAAGGCGACCTACGAGCCGCGGCATGTGCTGACATCGACGACCTACAGCAAGGCTGTGCTTCGGGTCGCGGCCGAGCGGGCCTGTCGGGAATTCGCTGACACCTTCTATTTCCCCTCGCTGGAGATCATCACCGGGGCGTTCAACCGCGGGACCTACTTCGCAGAGGACCTTCGCTCCGTCCGTCCGGAAGGCGTTCAGCACGTGATGAGCCTTTTCCTGAAGCACGGAACGACCGCGAATGAGGAGGAGGCACGGCGCATGCAGGAGGAACATGACGTGCTTTGCGCCGAGGAGTTCCTCGACGCCCCAGATGAACAGCGAGACGTGGCCTGACGGCTAGGTCTGCGTGCCCATAACGACACCGTCAGCATCCGTGGTCGGGGCGGTGGCGCCAGCCTTGATCATCCCTTTTCCAGCCGCGCTGATCCAGAGAAATCCGCCACCAAAGCGAACGGGCGTTTTCCACCCATCGGCGGCGGTAGTCGAGCCGACCAAGACCACCCCCCCGCCTTGGCAGAGCGCCACGTCGCCGGTCTCACCGTTGAGCTGGTGTCGAACGACCGCTGTGCCGGGTCGCATGATCTGCACCAGCGCCGGAAGACCCGCGACGCTCTCGCGGAAGAACTGGACGATGGACTGCACCGTCCCCTTCGGTGAGAAGTGGACGGTCACGTTGGCGCCGCTGTCGCTCGATGTGGCGTGAAGCGCCACCAGTGTCGAGTTGACAATCTGATCTCGTGTGATGTTGGGTTTTACGTTGTAGCGCATCGGGGTGTCGATCACGATGTCCCAGACGGCGACCTGGGCCAGCGCAAAGCTATTGAACCAATAGGCCGCCTGTCCAATCCACTTCCCGCCGACCTGAGCGGTCTGGTAGCTACCGACCTTGCCGCGCGCAATGATGCCTGTTGCCGATGAGCCGACCACGATGTCGTAGTAGAGTTCGGCCGACTGATCGCCCGTCCCCGGCGACAGGCGGCCGTTGGTGTTGGAATAGAGGCCGAGGAATATCGGGTTGCTGCCCAACAGTTCGATGCCGTGGCCGTAGTTGTCCTGGCTCTCGACGTTGATGAACGAGTGCCCCGAGCCTTGCTCACGCAGGCCGCCGACGGTGGCGTCGGTTCGGCAGTTCCAAATGACCTTGCCGGCGACAAACTTGCAGTTACTGCCGTTGGCGAGCAGCCCGCTGCTTCCGTTCTTCTCAATATAGAAGTTGGCGTAGATGCAATCGGAGGCGAGGTTATGGAAGCCGTGCCGTCCATTGTGCGACGACGTGAAGTTGCTGAGGTCAATGGCGTAGTTGGACGGGTTGATCTTGATGCCGTCCTCGGCGCAGTTCCCGACGTGAAAGCGCGATCCGCGAAAGTGCTTGTAGCTGTGCGGTGGCTCGAAGACCTTTCGCTTGTAGGGCTCGAAGCTGTCGCCGTCGCTCGCTCCAGTCGCCCCGAACACCACGCCGCTGCCGGTCGTATTGTTCTGCCGGTTGCCGTCGATCATCAGGTCAGAGAAACCGCCAAGGGCGAAGTCAGCCGGGAAGGCCAGAACGGTCGCGTTCGCTCCGTCCGGTGCGAGCAGGATGGTCGCCCCCTCGCCTTGGCCTTCAATGAAAACGCCAGACTTGCCGACCAGGCCGGCGGCCCGATAGATGCCCGATCCAAAGAGCAGCCGCCCTCCCTTGAACGCGCCGACGCGAGCGGCGATCCAGTCGATCCCAGCCTGGATCGCCGCCGAGTCGTCCGTCACGCCGTCGCCCTTGGCTCCGAACAGCTCGACAGGGACGCCAGAAGACAGCAGCAGCTCGGACAAGAGCCTCGGCGCCGGAAGCCCCGGCAACAAGACCGGAAGCGACGGGATCGTATCAATCGGCACATTGCCCAGGTCGTTGTTCGCCTTGCCGATAAGGCCGATGGAAGAACCGGCTTCGTCAATGGCCCGGCGCAGCCAGCGCGCAAGGTCTTGGTCGCGGCCGGTTGCCTTATTCAGGTCGGCGTTCAGCGCGGGCATCGGCAGGGGCGAAGAGCGTCCGAACTGTGCCTCGCGGGAATCCACGACGAACCGGTCGAGGGTTACAGTGCAGTTCGAAACAGGCGTGTTCAGCGTGACCTGGCCACTGCCGAAACCGCCCTCTACCAAGTCTCCGTTCTGGACGAAGAACCCCTCGACTGTGAAGGCGCTGGATGGAAGCTCGGCCTCATCGATGCGCACGATGATGTCGGCCGCGTTCCAGAACGGGAAGTCGAACGGGAACACGCTCTGCGGCGTCGAACCGACGACCGTCTCAGGAGCGACATCAAACGGCGGGACGACGACATTCTGGGCCATCGTCAGATCATGCGGGGACTGGCGCCGGGCGGAATGCACCGCCCGGTCGCCCTTCATCCGCGCCGCTGTCCCCTGTGTTTGATGAACAATCTCATCTTCATCACCACCAGCAGCATTCGTAGGCAAAATAGGCGAGCGCGGATGGCGCTCACCCCCGACGGCATTATCCGATGGCCGCCACGGGTTCGATGAGGGTAGCCAATCTGGCCAGGCCCTTGGACGTGACCCTGACCTGAGTGGTGACCTTCTCGCTGCCGTCTGACCGGTGAACCGTCGTCGTCTTGTGCTCAAGAAGCCCGCTGGCCAGCTTTGCCTGATAAGCGACGTCCGCCGTTCCCGGCCGGCTGTAGATCCAGCCGTGGGATCGCAGGAACTCGAACAGCGTCTTGGGCCGCACTTGGAGCGTCTTGGCTGCGTCGGTCACGCATAGCGAGCCGTCGGCGGTGGCGATCCGGTCCAAGGCGTCGGCTTTCGGTGTCAGTTCGGCGTTCTGCTCCTCCAGCGCCAAGACCTTCTCGCTGTATGACAGCAGGAGTCCGCGCATCGCCGCCGGATCGTTCAGGGCCTTCATCGGGTCGACCGTCTGAACGGCGCGCTCCAACTGCTCCCACCGGTCGATGATCCGCGCCCGCAGTTCGATGCTGTAGCCCGAGACGAGGATCAGGCATTCGCGGCGGGGGAGGTTGAAGCAGCGGCGGGGCTTATTCTGACCGTCACGATAGGTGCCCTCAAAACTGAGGGGGCTAAGGTTGAGGCCGTCGATCATGGCCTTAGTGTCTCGAACGACATTGTCATGCCGCTTGCCCGTGAGTTCGGCCATCTCGATGGACGACATGGTCTTGACGCCGAGCTGGGAGAGGGGGATCGGCGCTCCGCTTCGCTCGACAGGATGGAAACGCAACGCTTCGTCAGCACGACGCCTTACGGCGTCAGGCATGGGTGTGCTATTCCCGGCAACAGCCTGGGGCATTCGATCCTCCGTTGATCGAGCTTCTGGTTAGGGCCTCGGCAGGGACTCCACTCCTTGCTGAGGCTCGCTATTCGTGCCACCATTTAATCATGCGTGCAACCATTAAATCTAGAGGCCGCCCGGCCACCGGGAAGGGAACGCCCGTACAGGTGCGGCTTCAGCCCGATATGTTGGCGAAAGTCGACGAGTTTGCCTCTGTCGAGGGGCGCTCGCGTCCTGACGTTATACGGGCGATGATCCAAGCTGTAATCGAGGTTGGGGGACTTGATGCGATTCAAGACCAAAGCGGGGGCGGCGGCAGCCCTAAGCCTTTGCCTATTCGCCGTGGCGACTGAGGCACAATCACCCACAAGGTCAGAGGGGACCTTCAGCACCATTTACGACCGGCTTGATTGGCGATCTGGCTGTTTCCGTCCAGCCTTCTACGGCGACGATGCGGAAGACCGCAGGCGCGCTCGTGAGGAGTATATGGCTTACGTGAACTGCGTACGCCGTAAAGCGGATGCAGATGCCGATTATGCGCACTCTTCAGTCTATGCGGCAGCAACCTCTGAAGTGCGCAGCGTAAAGAATGAAGCAGAGGCCTTTGGCCTCAGATTTTAGAACCTGAACTCCATAGCCTCCGGCCCCTCGGCTTCTAGGCGTTCGCCCCATGACCGGGTGCGTCCCTGTGCGTCGGCAGCGAGGTCGTCCAGGTAGGCTGTTGATCCATCCGCCTTCAACCGCTTCTCCACGTCAGGCCAGATCGTCATGACGGCGTCGTAGTCATAGGCGCGATTGCCGCCGACGCCGAGACGGCGTTCCAACTCTGCCGCGATTTCAGGCGCCATGTCCTTGAGGTCTTCCCAATAGCTGGCCCGGTCCATCTGCTCGCGATTCTGAAAACCCGGCTGGCGCGTCACGATCATGGCGTTGCGCAGTTCGGCGACTGTGATCCGCTCGATGGCGTCACCGACCATGCGCTTAGTCTGACGGCTCATCGGCGGTAGCGAAATGCCCTCGTCTTTCGGTTGGGCTCCGTTGATCTCGCCAATGATCCGCGACGCTTCCTGAGCAAAAACCTCGGCCCGCGCTAGCGGATGCAGCCGCTTCGTGGCGGCAGTGCCCATCTGGGAGAGCGCGTACATTTTCCCCGACTCGTCCAACTCCTGGAAAATCTGATTTGCTGCTTCAGGTCGCCCCATTTCCTGATAGCGATCAATGCCGTTGAGCGCTCTCTTCAGCTTGGAGTTGCGACCACCCGAACGGTCGTAGAAGTCACGCTTGTCCTGCGAACCCCGGAAAGACGGGTTCACGAACCGGCGCACAACGGGAAGGTCCGTCCACGATCCCTCGGGCCGGTCGGGGTCGGCGGCGTCCATGCCGTTCAGCAGGTATGAGCCGAACGGACCCGCGAACCCCTGAATGGCATAGTCGATCTTCGCCGGCGCCACCTTGATCTGTTCACCGAGCCAACGGCTGAACCCGCTGTTCCAGTGCTGGTACTGCAGCTCCGGCGGCAGGTTCTGAAGGTGGTCTGGCACGATGGGCCGATTGGTCAGGCTGTTGGTGTTGGACGCCAGTCCACCTGCAACCGCCACGACGGGGATGTCGTTCGGCGGGGCGAACAGCATGCCCAGCCCCTTCCACATGCGCTCCCACGCCTGCTCGTCGCGACCGGCGGTGGCCTCAATGCCGCGCTCGACGACGTTCGACAGGAACGCCAGTTCGAACGGCTTGGGAATCTTCACCAGATTGCCGCCCCATGGAATCGTCCAGTGGGTGGCGCGGGTCTTCTCATTCGACTGCTGCCAGTCGGGGTCGTCCATGAACATGGCGGTGATCGCGGCGCCGAAGGTCGAGATGGCCGCGATCTTGGCCCAGGCGCGCCCCGCCAGTTGAATGGCCGCGCGATCCTCAGCACGCATCTGGCCGGGCGCCACCTCCATGCCGAACAGGGGCCGGATAGCGTCGCGTACCGGAACCCGCGTCATGGCCCCGTCGGCGCCGAGAACGCGCAACGTCTTGTCCAGGCCCTGCACATAGGCGTTCAGGAATGTCACCAGGCGCCGGGTCATGTGCATCTTGGCCCCGGCGCGCCCGAAGTCGATCATGTCGCGTGCGGTGAAGGACGCCTCGATCAGGGCGTCATACTCGCTGAAGCCCTGCTTTCTGGCGCGCTCGAAGGCCCGCTTGAAGACGGTCAGGCGCGTGCCCGTCTCACTGATCTCCGACGTGGCGAGCAACCCGCCCAGGCTGGACAGGTATTTCGCCTTAATGCCCTTCTGAGCCAGAGCCAGCGTGTCGGCCCGGTGCAGGGCCTCGCCGAGCATAGCCGTATTGGCGCCGCCGCTAATCCCGCCTGCCACACCATAGAGCCGCGACACGTCCGTCTGGCCCAACTCGTCGGCCATCCCCCGAATGCCCTCGCCTGGCACGAACCCGACGTCGGTCACGATCCACGACGACACCTGATCGCGGATGAAGTTCGACAGCAGGAAGGCCGGGTCGCGGGTGATCGTCTGGGCCAGCACCGCCGTCGGCGCCGCCATGGCGTTCAGGAAGGTGTCCTGCATCCCCTTCGACATGCCGGCCATCGCCTCGAACACGTCGCGGCCCCACGTCTCGTCCACGACCTCCCACGCCTGCCGCTCACCATTGCGCCAGACGTAGAGGATGGGGCGGCCGCCGTCGTTGATTTCGCCAGGCCGCCAAACCTCGATGCCGCTGTCGTCGAACATGTCTTCGAAATCCAAGCGTATTCCAAGGCGCTCAGTGAGACCGGGGGCCACCTGCTTGAAGCGTGTCGTTGAGCGCGCAGCCTCGTCGGACGAGACGCGCACCTTCAACATGGGCTTGTCGATCTTTTTCAGCCAGCCGTTCTCGCCGTCGACGATGCCAGCCGCACGCTGGGCCGCCTCCATCTTCTCGCCGAGGCTGATCAGGGCGTTGTTCAGGTCGTTCTGGCGCAGCCGCTGGTTCAGGCGATAGGTCCGCTCGATCAGGACCGACACCGGGTCCACGACATCGCGCTCGCTGCCCTTGAACGCCTTCACCTCCGATGACTTGTTCGTGCCTCCGGTCTTGCCGCCGGTGGCCGGGCCATCGTCCATCACGCGGCGCAGCGGCACGTAGAAGTCACGATTGGCCAGCGCGGTGTCATAGGTCGCTTGGTCGATCAGCCCGCCGTCGTAGGCCTTCTTCAGCAGGCCCGCGCTATAATCGTTCACCGCGTCGGACAGTTCGCGGAACTCGGGGTTCTGCTTCTCCATGTGCGCGACAAAAGCGTCTGCCTGATCCTTGGACCGCGCGACCGGCGCATTCTCCAGTTCGCCGCGGGCGTGGCGATCCCACTCCAGGGACGACCGACGGGCGACCATGTACTCGTTGAAGGTCTGAATGGCGTCCTCGGCCTTCTGGCCCGCGCGCTTGGCTCGGACAGACACGGCGCTGATAACGTCGGCGAGGGCAGGGGTGGTCGGCTCCAGCCCGCCATAGGCGTGGACTCCGTGCAGCAGGTCCTGGTGGCCGATGGCGGCCCAATCGAACCGGCCACGCGCCAGCTTGCGGGGGTCCTGGCTCGGCAGCAGGTCCAACGGTCGGCCCGTCAGGTCTTCGGTCTGGCTGCGCAAGCTGTCCACGGCGCGGATCAGCGGGTGTGCATCGCTGACCACGGCGGTATAAGCGCGGGCCAGCGCCTCGCCGACGATCTGGGGTGTCTCGCCTTCCTTGGCCTTCGACAGCAGGTCCCGAAGCGGCGTCTTGCGCTCGACGCGTTGAACGATGCCGAACTCGGGGACGGCGGCGACCGGCGCTTGAGCAGCGGTAAGAGCAGCGGATGAAGTCGCAGTCGCATCAGGTCCGGCGGCGGGCGAGCGCGCGGCAGGATCAGGCGTGCGAGGCACGTCAACCACTGTGCCGTCTGGCGTCGCCACCTCAATGCCCTGCGTCGCCGTTCCATCCAGTCGCGGCGCGGGGGGCTCGACCTTGGCGGTGAAGGCGTCACGCACGAACCGGCTGACAGGGCGAGCGGACTCGATGGCGGTGCTGAGCCCGGCCCCGAGCGCCACAGCGCCAGCCGTCTGCGCCGCGCTGTACTCGTCCTGAATGCCGCTGCCCATGTCGCCCAATTGTAGGCCTACGTCAGCGCTACCCGCGACGATGGCTTGCTCTGCTGCTCCGGTCAGTAGGCGCCGTCCAAGCGGCAGGCCGCGCCCGGCTCCACCTCCGACCCAGTTTTCCGGCGACGCGCCGCCGCCGACGATTTGCCCGCCCAAGAAAACACCGAAATCGGCCGGCGAGCTGATCGGATCGCCCTTAGCCTTGCTCTCGTAAAGCGCACGACGCTCCCGTTCGCGCTGTGCCCGAACCGTGCCTTCCAGCGCGCGTCCGGTGAAAACCCTGACGGCGCCTGGAACGGCTGCATCTCCAGCGAACCACTCGCGCTCCGTGCCCGCGGTGCGGTCCAGGAGCCAATCGGCTGGGGAGCCTTCGCGGACGCGACTTAGGTCCCTCAGATTCAACAAGCCGTCCCCCCCGGGATCAGCCGAACGCAGAACCGACCCGATGCCGGATCGCTGGAAACCGTCTTGCAGGTTGTCCAGGAATCTCTGCCCCAGAGTGCGTTCCGGCCCCTGCACCAGGCCGCGCCGCATGGCCTCCTCGTAGGCCGCCCTCTGCTCGGGCTTCATGATGTTGCGGCGATAGGCTTCCGCAAGCGCCTCTTGGCGGTCGGTCATCAGTTCAGCCCTGCGGCGGCCAAGAGATCAGCGTTGCTCATGGTCTGCACGCTGCGCGTCGTCGTCCCGGCGCCCGCCCGATTGGCCTGCTCGGCCCGCCCTGCGGTGTTGGCCCGCTCGACCTCGGTTCGGCTCGGACGGATACCGGCCTGCGCCTGGCGCATGGCGCGCGCCCCGACCTGCGCGGCGAACCGCGTGTCGCCCCGGACCTCAAGGATGTCCTGCGCCACCCGGTCGCCGTGCTTGCCGAACTGGCGGCTCACGCGTTGCAGGTAGGTCTGGAAGCCGGTGACGTCGCCCGCCTGCCGTCAGGTCGCCTGCATAGATCGCGAGGGTGGCAACGGGCAGTGTCCGGCGCTGGCCTTGCTGGATGCGGCCCCGGTCCTGCGCGTCGATATTGGCCTGCACGTATGACTCGGCGGCGGGAACGCTGTTTGGCGCGGCCTGCCAGCGTTCGCGGGCGCCGCGCACAGCGAAATCAGCCTGCACTGAAACGGCGGGGTCGGTCGCGCGCAAAGCCCGGTTGCCCTGATACATTCCCACGCGGCAGCCTGCTGACCGGCGCCAAGAGCCGCCAGCACCTTGCGAGGATATGCGGCTGAACGCGGATTGCCCCGCTGCTCCACACCATTAAGCCAAGCCTCGCGCGTGATCCGTCCGCTGCGGGGGTCGCCGACGGACTTCAGCCATCCGTCCACATTGCCTTCGCCGGCGTGGTAGGCCGTGACCGCAAGGAAGGTGTCGCCGTTATAGCGGTCCACCAGTTCGGACAGGTATGCCGTGCCGATCTGCTCGTTATAGGCACGGTCAGTTCGCAGGCGGCCGGCGTCGAACGGCAGGCCCAACTTCCCGGCGATCCGGCGGGCAGTATCCGGCAGCACCTGCATAACCCCGAACGCCCCGCCGCCAGCGGGCCCGGCGCCGTCAGGGTCGGCGCTGACCAACCCGTTTCGACCGCTGCTCTCAACCTGGATGATGGCGTTCTTGATCGTGGACAGGTCGCCAGCGTCCTGCACCATCGGCATAGACGACAGGGTGGTGCGCCGTGCGGTCGCAGCCGCGATCTGTGCGGCGGCAGCCTCGGGATCATCGAGGGGCAAGGTGCCGACAAGGTTATGGAACTCAGTGGCTTCCGCGCGCTGCTTATACCAACGCATGACCGCAGCATCGCCGCCGACCGAACGGACCTCGGTTTCCGTCAGCCCCGATCCTTGGCCAGTCGCTGACACACGCGCCACGTCTTCGTCGATCAGGCGCCCGACTTCACGCTCTGCCTGAGCTTGTGCGGCTTCGGCTTGGTTTCGCCTTTGGTTCGACAGACCAATCTCTTGCTGAACGGCGTCTCTGGCAGTGTTGAAGGCGAGTTGGCGTTCGGTTCGATCCAGCGGCAGGGCGGGATCGGTCAGCAGGGTCTGCAAACCGGCCAGGGCAGCGTCGGCGCCTTCGGTCCTCAACGTCTGAAGCAGCCCGGCTGATACCGCCCCCGCCTTGACCCTGGCGATGTCCGAAGCACGCGACGCCTCAGCCTCCTCTGACGACACGCCAAAGGCCGGATTGGCGGCGAGCTCGTCGTGAACGCCGCCGAGTTGCGTCAGCGCCGCGGCGATTTCAGGGTCCGCCAACGCTTCGACCAGAGAGCGGCCGCCGGCGGCAGTCGTCATGTCACTGACCAACCGCTCGCGCCTGGCGTTCAGCGCGCCCTTGGACTCCTCCAGATCGACGTTGGCGCGGGCTGTGCGGATGGTCGACAGGATCGAGGTCGAGCGCCGGTCAAAGTCCGCTGCCCAATCGATTGCCAGACCGCCCGGCACCGGCCCTTGGAGGGCAGCCGTCCGATATTCAGACGCCGCCTTCTGGAACGCTTCCGGGTTAAAGGCGTGTTCCAGCCTCAGGGCGTCGAGGTCGTTGTCGCGCGCGTTGCCGAGCTTGGCCAGCGTGCCCGTTCGCATCGCCTCGTTGTAGGCCTGGTCCGCCCCGGTGATGGCCACACGCTCGCGGAACTGGCCCGCCTGAACATCCTGCTCGGCGATGGCCGCGGCGGCCTGTTGAGCCGCTGGCTCCAGCGCCTGCGTCAGGTTGCGGAACCCGGCCTGCACTCTGAACAGGGCATCGGCTGATGCGGCTTCTGCGGCGCCCATGCCGCTCATGTTGGCGGGCGAGGTGGCGACATCGCCACGTGACCCGGGGAGGCCGGTGCCAGCAGCGGCCATATCAGCCTCCCATCCGGCCGTAAGATGCGGCCTTCATGAAATCGCCAGCCGCGTTGACGGCCGCTACCGGCAGGGCCCAGCGCGCCTGTGACTGGAAGCCTCGCGCCTGAAGCTGGGAGTTCGACGCGCGATTGAGCTCGCCGAGGACCGCCACCGCCTCGTCACGATAGGAGTCCTGCACCGTCCGGCGCTCGATCATCTGGCCGGTCTGGCTGTCAAGGCTGGCGCCCCGCGCGGTGCGGATGGATTCGATGTTCCCAAGCGCGGTCGCCAAGTCCTCGCGCGACCGTTCGCCGATCTGCTTGCCCCGGATCACAGCCATTTGGGCTTCGATCTTGGCGCCCAGCGCTTGCGCCTTGGCGGACTTCTTCTGCTGGATCCCGCCGAGGATTCCAGAAATGCCGCTCGCGATGGAGCTGCCAGCCGCAAGGATCAAGGGAAGTGCCATGGTGCGAAGGTCGCCGCGACACGACGCTTCGGGAATGCACCGTCAGTTTCGGACCAGCAGGACCGTGCCGAGGAGCGACCAGGGGCCGGGGTAGGCGCGACTGACGGTCACGGTCGGCTCGTCCGACCAACCGAACATCGAAGCTCTCGCCAGTTCGTCACGCAGGGGCGGCGCCGACTCCGTATCTTCTCCGCCTCGATAGGGCGGCTTCAGCTTGCCGTTGATCGCCAGATACCGGCCACGCCAACGGGCCATCACCTCGACGATGCGCTGCTTCCGCCGCAGGGCGCGCTGGTCTTCAGCCTCCTGCGGCGGCCAAAGCTCGACCATCGGCTCGAAGTTCCAACCCAGAGAGATAGCGCCGTCGACGTCCGGCACCCCGAAGTCTCCTGCGGAGTCCAGCGTCACTTCACCGATATAGGCGCCGCCGATCATCAGGCTCACGGTGGCGCTGGAGAGGGCAAGCGCGCGATAGACCGAAACAGCCGGCACCTCGCCGTCGGGCCCGGCGATCACCTGTCCTGTCGCCGGGCCGCGATAGTCGGCCACACGATCAACCGTGACAGTGCCGTCTGCGTAGGCATCGTCCTGGAACACTTCGACGGAGTAGCGCTGCGCCGCTCCATGCTGTCGGCGAACCAGGGTCCAGCACTCGCCCTGGTGAGCGCAGACGCTTCGGAACTCGCCCTGCGTCTCCCACTGCGTCCAGCCGAACACCTCGGCGCTGTCCGAGTAATAGACCACGGGCATGGTGCCATCAGTGTTCACCGCATAGACGTAGCGCTCGGGATCGCTCTCGCCCCCGCTGACGTAGGCCAGGCCGCGCGGGTCGCCGATCAGGTGTGACGACAGCGACGACACGTCTGCGGTCTTCCATGACCTGCGAACGTCGCCTGTCGGGAACACGCCGATGATCGAACCGCCGCCATTCTCCACGAAGAAGGCGCCCTCGCTGATAAGCACCGGCCGGCAGGGGCTGACGCCGTCAGGGCCGATCTGGTTGACGCTGAAACTGGTCGGGCGGATCGGGTTCGTCTCGCTCTCCGGCGCATAGTAGAGCCCGCTCGACGTGCCGATCAGCATCTGCTCAGCGCTCAGGACGTGGCGGACCACGCCGGCGCGCGTGTCGCCGAGCTCCTCAAAGATCGCGTCGTTGTCGCCGGTCGCGACCTGGAAATCCTGAAAGTCGCCGATGGCCGAGGCCAGCACGCCGAATGGCACACGCGGCAGCCGGGCCTTCCAAAGGCGGTTGCGATGGACGGCGCTGGTCGCAGCATAGCCGCGCACCGGGGACTCGGCCTGCTCGTCGAAGTTCAGCACCGCCGCCGGGGTGGTCGTGGTCTGGGCAGCCGCTACGCGAGACACCGCATTGGCGCCGATGATCTGCTCGCCTTTCGGGGTCGCCGCTCCATCGTAGAAGAAGGCGGTGAAGGTCTGCATCAGGATCGTCAGGGTGTTTCCTGCAACGCCTGTCACTTCGCCCTTGGCCTGTGTGTCCCGGCCCTCGACCACTTCGCCGACCTCAAACCCTGCGGCACTGTCAACCTGCACGGAAATGGTCGGGTAGAGCTCCTGAATGACGGTCGCGGTTGCGGTCGTGGCGTTCGTCACGGCAGTGATCTCGACCTCGCGGCCCTGGAGCCGCATGCGCGTTCCGACGTGACCGGCCACGAAATAGCTGGCGCTGGCGGTCAAGGTCACGCTGCCGGTCACAGCCGAGGGCGTCAGGCTGACGCTGCGCTCGGCGAAGCGGTAGTAGGCCTGCCGCAGCGATCCGCCTATCCCAGGGGCGGCGGCGTCCGCCACCACGCTCCAGGTTCCGTCTGTCGCCCTCTTGATCACCTGTTCCGGCATGGTCGGGTGCAGGACGCGCGCCTCGTCGTCGTAGGGATCAACGACCAGCGGCGTGGCTGTGTCCGTGAACATCGCTGCCGTCCATGCGCACCCTGTGACGGTCTGGATCAGCAGCCGCGTTGCCTTCGAGTAGACGTCCAGCCGCTGATGCGTCAGCACCAGAATGAAGGTCGTCTCCTGAACGGTCATGTCGCGGACGTAGCCGTCGCCAGGCGCCGTTGCGACGCGAACAGTTCCGGGGCGGGCTTCGAGCGCGCCGCTCACCAGAATGCGGACGTTGCGCGCCCGCCGGACCGACTTGTCGCGCACGGCCAGATCCGCACGGAACAGGTGGTTGGCGCCGATCTCGCCCGTCTCGAACGTCTTCTGTTCAACCTGCCGGGTGGGCATCAGCGGTCCCTATAGCCACGAACGTCCCAAGCCTGACGACGGGAACGCCCGGCGGTCAGGTCCCATTCTCCGGCGTCTCCGGCCGTGCTGGCGCGCTGGTCGCGGACGCGGGACTTCTGCTGCTTCAGCGCCGATAGGTTCTCGCGCTCCTTGGCCTCTGTCCGTTGCTCGGAGATGCCGGCCATAAACACCGACTCCATGCGGTGCTGCACGGCCATGGGAAAGTCAGCGGGCCAACGGTCCTCGGCCACGCGATAGACGCCGGCAGCGTAAAGGCTGTCGGCTGCATACGAGCCCATGACCACGCAGCAGGCGCCCTGATTGGTGTCCCTCTCTTCCTGATCGACGCGCTGGCCGTCTTTGGTCTGGACGTATTGCAGCGACAGGAGGTTCGGCGGTTTGCGCCAAGCCTGGGACCAGGGCTTTTCCGGTTCGTGCGTAGTGAGCTGCATGGGCTCGACGCGCCGCGCGAATTTCCAGCCATGCTCCGTCAGCATCTCCTCAGCGATGGCCTCGTAGTGCTCGCCGGTCAGGCGCGCGATCTCCTCGTTGTCCTCGATGGACACAAGGGCGCCGAAGCCGGTGAAGCTAGCCGCGCGCTTGATGATCTCGATCTTGGAGGTGCTCACGACAGCCGCGCTCCGGCGCGATAGAGCGCGCTCGTCACGAACGGAAGGTCGAGCGCGTCGCCAAACTCGATCAGGAACCAGCCGAGGTGTTTCATGGTGGTCAGACTGACCGACGGGTCAGCCGCCATGAATGCACCGCCCCGCCCACGAAAAAGGCCCGCCAGTAGAAACCAGCGGGCCAGTTGGGCTCTCGGGAGGAGAGGGGGTTAGGGCGCGGTGGCGGCCTCGATCTCAGCCTTCTTCGCGCGCAGCTTGTCGGTCGTGGAGCCAGCGAACACCTTCACGTCCAGGTCCTTGAAGAACTTGAACAGTGCGGCGCGTTCCGCCTCTTCCTCGGCCGAGCGACCGGCTTTCGGCGTCGAGCCGCCAGCCTTCTTGTCGCCATCGTGATCAAGCGCGGCATCCTGCGCAGGAGACAGCTTGCCGTTCGCCTCATCGACCTCGCGCTCAATGGCCTCCAGCTTCTCGGGGCTGTCGCCTGGCGTGGTGCGGGCGCCGGCGAGGTCATCGATGGCCTGGGGCGCCGGCGCCAGCGCTTCATGACCCTCAGCCAGCGCGGGGGTAGGTTGGACAACATCAACCGTCACCGGCGGATTGCCGCCCCCTCCGATACGACCGTCCTTGTCGTGATCGAACTTGGCGACCTGCGCCGCAAGCTCATCTCGCTCGCGAGTGACGACGGCCAGATCGGCCGTGAGCGTCACCACCTTTCCTTCGGCGGCATCAGCGCGCGCCACAGCGGCGTCGCGATCACGCTCAAGAGCGGACGTATCGACGCCAGCTTCCTTCAGCGCGCTCGACAAAGGCCTGTGCGCGCCGGCTTCTCGACGATCACGCGCCTCCTCGTAAGCCTTCACGCGCTTCTCAGCCGGGGCGTTCAGCGGATCCAGGGCAGAGTTCGGCTCGCCGTCCCACTGGAGTCCGCCTTCGGGTTGGCTTTCTGGAGTGTAGTAGCCGCCCGCCAGATAGGTCGGGGCGGTCACACGATAAAGGGGGGCGTCGGCGGTCATGAGGTTCCTCAGAAACTGGAGCGGAATGACCCTCGGCAATACCGAGGGTCATCGCATCATCAGAGCGGGGCGGTTTGGTTGCCCATGGTGATGCCGGCGGTGATGCGGCCCACCGTCGGCGCCGTGCCGGTGATGTCGTAGTACAGGCGCGAATATCGCTCATCGGACCCGAGCGGCAGGGTATCGATCAAAATCTGGCGACCGGCCTTGAGGTCGGCCAGCAGCAAGGTCTGGCGCGCCACGATTTTCGGCGACGAGAACGCGGCGTTGTCATCGACCTGGAACTGGACCTCCAGGCTGGTCAGGGCATCAAACGTTTCCGTCACCTGAACCAGAAGGGGGACCTTGGCCCCCTTGCCTTGGTCTCGCGGAAGGGCAACGGCGGCGCCATAGACGGTGCCGTTGGCGCCGTGGTCGATGATGTTGGTGGAAGCGGCGTCAGCGGTGATCGCCTGCTTGTCCGAATACATGAGGTTCGCTGAGAAGATCATCGCTGATTGCTTTCGTCAGAAGGGAGGAAAGTGCTGGCCTTAAGCGGCCAGCACGCGCGATTCCGTGTTCAGGAGGGAGTCGCTTTCGCGGATGGGCCAACCGCGATAGGTCAGCACCTCGCGGCCCTCGATCTCCATGTACTTCAGGCGGGTGAAGTTGTCGGAGCCGGCGCTGTTGGTCGCGATGGCGTCCATGATCTCCAGAACGTCGCGGTTCATGTAGATCGCGCCGCGGATGCCCGCCGGGCCACCGTCACCGGCGTTGCCCATCTGAGCGCGGCCCATGCGGTGTTTCAGCTTGTAGTAAGCCTTCCGCATCAGGTCATAGACCTTCACGGTCCCAGCCTTCAGATCCGACACGTCGATGTTTGCGACCCGCGCGTTGTATTCCCAGTCAGCGACGCCGACACCCAGGTGGTGCGTGAACAGCTCTTCCTTCACATAGAAGGGATCACCGTTCGCGTCCTGAACACGTTGGCTGCCCTTGTCCTCGCGCTCGACGCCGGCCTGCGTGCCTTCCGGGTAGATAAGGAACGTGGACTTCTCGCCCCAGCCGATGAACCAGATGGACGTATTGTCCGAGCCCGTACCGCCGCCATCGACAACCTGGTTGCCGGCGCCGCCGCCGCCGATGACATTGTAGCGTGCGGACAAGCCCCGAATGCCGTCTGGGTTGGTGGCGGTGTCGTCGTAGAAGATCGAGGCCGCAGCCTTCTGGCTCATACCCTCCAGATGGCCTTCGGCCTCGTTCAAACGAAGCTGGTTCGCCTTGGCCGGTTGCAGCTTCAGCAGCCGCTCATCAATCGACGAGCGAGCTTCCAGGAAGCCGGTCGTGTCATCGACCTGCTGGTAGTTCGACTTGCCCTGGCTGATGCCCTTGTAGAGGCGACCCCACGCGGGCGTCGGCAGGCCGGTGCGGATCTTGTGGCGATGCTTGGTGCCCATGTTCGCCTCGACGGCGACGGCATCCAGCAGGATCGGGTTCTGCTGGTGCAGGACTTCGATGATATCGCCGACGTCTTTCTCGCCCGGCGCGCTGGACGACTTATAGACGTCGATCAGGTCGGGATAGGTCGAGCCGAGGGTAGCCATTGTGCGTGCTCCTTACGCGTTGTTCTGGCCGTACCAGCGGTCGGCGCGATTGGTGGGGGGAGGGGCTGCCGTCGATCCCGCGCCTTCAGCAGCGCGCGGACCCGTCTTCAAGCCGATGATGCGTTCCAGGGCCTTGACCCCTTCGGCGCTGATCAGAGCGCCGCCGAGGGCATCGGCTTCGGATTTGGTGAGGTTGGCGCCCATCCAGTCGGCGGCGGCCTTGATGCGGGTGTCGGCGTTGGCGCCGAGGGCGGTCTTCTGCGCCACGTAATCGTTGATGTCGGCCTGCTGGGTCGCGGCCTGATATTTGGCGAAAGCGCCGACGAACTTCTGGAACCCGGCCTTGGTGATGCCTTGCTCCTTGCCGATGGCTTGGAACTCGCCCCAGAGCGGATCATCGGTCTTGATCTCGATCTCGATGCCTTCGGGAAGGTCGAGGCCTTCAGGTAGGGCCAGGTCATAGGCATCAGCCTCGCCCGGCACGTCTGCGGTGCGCTCGGCGTTCTTGGCGACCAGATCGCGATAGGCCGCCGCCAGATCGCCGGTCTTCAGGCCGGTGGCTTCGTCCCAGAACTCGTCGGGGATTCCTTCGGGGCGGACGCCTGTGGCTCCGGCGGCAGCAATCGGCGCGCCTTCAGCGCCGCCAGCTTCTTTGCCAGCCACGGCTTCGGCTTGCGCTCCCGAGGTCGCATCGGCCGCAGCCGCAGCAGCACCTTCGGCCGCTTCACCATCACCCTGATTGTTCGCTTCGGTCGACATCCATCACCCGTTCATCGAGCACTTCCAGCTCTCGAAGCAGGCTGCGGCGACCGGACGCTCGCAACAATGCACCGTGGTCTCCCTCGGTATCCGACAGCGCCGTCCGGCGACGCTCGCTAAGGTCGAGGTAGTCCAGCAGGACGGGCCAGTCGGGGTGCGTGGTGATGGACTGGATGGCGTCGCGGATGCGCTGTTGATCTGGCGAGCGACGGTTCGTGCCCTGCGCCACCCGCGCATAGACGTTGGCTCGACGCGTCATTGCGGCGCCTCTGCACCGGCAGGCGCCGTCTCAAGCCCCGGCGCCATGCCCGGCTGGCCGATCACGCCGCGCAGATACTCGTCGCGCTGGTCCTTGTCGCGAATGGTGATGATCTCATCGTCCGCCGCGCGCTTCATGTTCTCGAACGTCGCGCCCATGTCCAGGGTCGCGGCCAAGGTCTGCGGATCGAAGACCGAACGCGCGATGTTGAGCAGGTTCGCGGCGCTCGACAGCTTCTCGCTGTCCTGCTGCTTGGCCAGCGGCGACAGGGGCCGGACGCGGATCGCCTGCTTGCCCGACTGGACCAGCGGCTGAATGGAGCCGCGCTTGGTCAGCAGGTGTTCGACCCGGTTCAGGATCGCGATCACGCCCTCTTCGTAGAGCTTGCCGGTCGGCTGCTCCAGGCGCCGGCCTTCCTCGACCTGCTGCTCGCGCCACTGGAACGCCGTCGGCGGCGTCTTGCCCTCCTGTCGGGGGCCAGACTGGAACCCGGCGCGGCGGATGTTGTCGCCGAGCTTGCCGCCCTCATAGTAGGCCACGCCGATCAGAAAAAGGCAGTGACGATGGGGCGTCCGTGGCTTTCAGCCAACGACCTCATGCGCCTGACCGCTGGCGCCAGTCGGGACCTCGGCATTCACGCTCACACCATCCAAAGGATTTGCAAACAGTACGCCGACACTCGCAAGCAGCAGGGCCGTCCTTGGCTTCGCTTCCGCGGACGGAAGTCTCTGGGTTGGGTTCCTTTCAACACGGGGCACGTCACTTTTGACGGTGACGGCTTCACGTTCAGGAGCGCGCGGTTCGATCCCATGCACCTGCGAGACCTGCTTGAGGCGGGGGACCGGATTTCGGCTGGCTCATTCAACCAGGACGCCAAGGGACACTGGTACATAAACGTTCCAGTTCCCGTCTCGACGGCGATTGAGGGGGCCAACGGCGCTGTGGGGATCGACTTGGGGCTGAACGCGCTCGCGACAATGTCAGACGGCACGGCGATAAAGGCGCCTAGGTTCTACCGCGCTACGGAGACGGCATTGGCGACGGCCCAGCGTGCTCGGAAAACCCGTCGCGCGCGAGCCATCCATGCCAAGGCGAGAAACCGCCGCAAGGACTTCCTGCACAAGGCGTCCCACGCCCTGGCAGAGAAATACGGGACCATCATCATCGGTGATGTGAGCCCGTCAACGTTGGCCAAGACCCATCTGGCAAAGTCGGTGAACGACGCTGGATGGGCGGGCTTCAAGCGAATGCTCTCGTACAAGGCCATTAGGCATGGCGGGCGCTTCCTTGAGGTCTCTGAGGCCTACTCCACCCAGACCTGTTCGTCGTGCGGCACGCTGCCGCCGGCGCGGCCGAAAGGTATCGCAGGTCTCGGAATAAGGGGTTGGACCTGTGACGATTGTGGAGCGGTCCACGACCGCGACGTGAACGCTGCCAGGAACATCCTCCGTGTCGGGTTGGACACGCTTGCTGAAGGAGTCCGCCAATGACCTCGTCAAAGGCAGAAGCAACCAACGACCATAGCGCGCTCATCAAGTCGGAGATTCAGACGGTTTCAGCCATGTGGTCGTCACCGTTCCGCAAGGGGATTGTTGCCGGTCTCAAAGCCCGCCTCGGACGCAAGCTCGACAAAAACCCCTATCCTCAGAACGGCCCTCAATGCGGTCGAGCTCATCGCAACTGGAGCGACGGCTATGCGCACGGCTTGGTTCGACAACTTCCCCTCCCATCCGCCCCTAACCAAGCAAAGGAGGCTGGAGAGTGATGGTTCATTCCACCGCCAAGAGCGTCTCCATACCTGTCGCGGATGAAGCGCCCTGCGCGGCTAAAGCCCTGACCGGCGAGATACTGGATGCGCTTGTCGCCAAGACCGGCGACTCCATCTGGGCCAGCGAGCTTGCCTTCGACGGCGGAGCCCGGCGCTGTGACTTCTGGACGATCAGCGCTAACGGCTCGGCGGGCTTCTCTGCGACCGCCTATGAGATCAAGGTCTCTCGGGCCGACTTCCGCCGCGACACGCACGCCAAGCAGCGACAGGCCCGTCTGTTCTCTGATCGCTTCTACTACGTCGCGCCGAAGGGACTGATCAAACCGGACGAGCTGCCCGACTGGGCTGGCCTGATGGAGTTCAGCGAAGGCGCTCTATCGATGCGCGTCCCGGCGCCGCACCGCGACAAAGACGCCCCGACTTGGCAGCTTGTCGTCTCGCTCATCCGCAACAGCGGGGAGATCAGGCGCGACACCGACATCATGCGCAAGGAGAACGCCTGGATGAAGAAGCGCATGGCCGAAGCCGCTAACCTCATTCGCGCGAAGGGAGGCCAGCCATGGGCGTTCGGACTGGAATAGGCGACATAAACCCCACCCCCCACGGGCACGAAGCCGCAGGCGAAGTCTCCCCTAATCTCAACCCCAAGGCACAGGGAGAGGGCAATGGGTGACGTGGTTCAGTTTCCGCAGGTCGTGCGCGAGGACGAGATAGTCACCGTCACGCTGGAAGACTTCTTCGCCATTGTCACGAAGCAAAAGACGCTGGACGACATCAAGTGGGAGAAGGCCCACGAAGCCAGCATCAAAGAGCTGACGGATATGGGCGTCGAGCGCCTGCGTCACCTCTGGGACAACGTCAGCGACGAGACATCCTTCTACGAGGGCGAGTTCGGGATGCACGACTGCGCCGACATTCACACCGCTCTGAACCGATTGGGGGATGGGTATTATTGTGCAGTCTGAACCTATGACCCCCACCACGCCCCCTGATGGAGAGGGACGATGAGCGGCGTTCCTCCCGACCTGCCGCCCCGCCTGACCACGACGGAGGTCTGCGCGCTTGGCCGCATCTCGGTTCGCACCTTCGCCCGCCGGCGCAGGGAAGGGCGGTATCTCCTGGAGCCGTGTGATCGCGGCGCCGAAAACCTCTGGCGCCGTGACGATGTTCTCCGCGCGCTTGATCTGGTCCAGTCTCAACCGGCGCCCGAAGTGGCCGCCCCCGCAAAGGTCGATCCCGATGCCATCCGTGCAGCAAGAGCTGGGCAAGTTCGTCAGCGTCCGCTTTCGCAAGGACGGGACGGCGCGCGTCCTGTTCGAGGTCCCCGCAAGGTTGCGCCCCTCAGGCTGGCCTTCGACGCGACCGCTGCCGATTGAGGGGCGGCGAGGCGACCTGTCCGATGCCGCCGAGGTAGCCAGGATTCAGACGGACGCCAGGCGCCTCTACGCCGAGTTGATGGCCACGCGCACCGGGGCCCCGAGGGTCAATCCTGACGCACGCAACTTCACCACCCTGATCACCGCCTGGAAAAGCTCGCAGGCCTGGAAGGACAACAAGGACCGGACCAACAGGGGCTACGATGAATGTCTGCGCGAGATCAAGGCGTGGGAGACGGCCAACAACCCTGATCCCACGCACCTGACCGTGCCCGACATTGAGGCATTCATCGGCATCTACGATGATCGGCCAACCACCCGCTATCACGTCCGCAAGGTCCTGCGCATGGTGATGGGGCAGGCCGTCCGGTTGAAGTGGCGCACCGACAACCCCGTCGACGACGTGAAGGTCGCCATGCCGAAGTCGCGCGTGACGATCTGGGAGCAGGCGGACGTCGACACCTATGTGTGGGCCGCGCTCGCCGCAGGGAATCCTGACCTGGCCGCGATCATCCTGACCGAGTGGGAGATCGGGCAACGGCTGACCGACGTGGTGCTGTTCCGACGAGGCGCCGAATACGTAGCCTCAGAGGGCATGTTCAGCTTCGACCAGTCCAAGACCGCGCAGCCTGTGGCGATCCCCGTCAGCGACCGCCTGAGAGCCATCCTCGCCATGATCGAGCGCCCCGGCTCGCTCTACCTGTTCCACGACACCACGGCGGCGCGCTCTACGGCGTCCCTGGTGCTCGACATGCTGTTCGAAGGGCAGCGTACCGGCGTGATCCCCAGCGCCGTCCAGATGGGCAAGACGCTCGGCGTGAGCGACGTGGCCGTCGGCAAGGCGCTGCGGAAGCTGCGCGTTCAGGGTTGCATCGCCAAGGTTGACGGCGGTCTTCAACTGACGCGGCCGAAATGGGACGACGGAGCCAAGCCGTTCGCCAACGTCGAGCGCCTGTCCCATGTCTTCGCTGATATTCGAACTCGCTTCGTCCTGCCGGCCGGCGGACGCCACCTGGTCCTGCGTGCGATCCGCCACAGCTGCGTCGTGCAGCTGGCCCGTCACGGCGCCGAGGTGCCAGAGATCGTCAGCGTGACCGGCCACAGCCTGTCCAGCGCGAACGAGATCCTGAAGGTTTATATGCCGCGCGACAGCCGCGTGGCGTTCAATGCCCAGGCCAAGCGCGGGCTCGTCAGTCACGCCTGA